ATCGCCGACAAAATGGACGGGACTCCCGGAGGAGACACCCTTCAGCTTATCCGCCGACACCAGCCACAGGTACTTTGTGCCCTGCTTATCCGGGGGATCGTCCTTGCCCTTGATGGGAACATCAAGGCGGGTCTGCAAGCCCTGGATCAGCCCATCGACCCCGAAGTACGGGACGATGATGCCGGCGGTGCGCTGAAAATATCGGACTGTCCATTTCCCTGCGTCATCCACAAAGAAGCCGGGGACGCCCTCCACCGTGTGGCCCGCTTTGATCAGCTTGGCTGTGATGGCCCTGCAGAGATAGGCCGGGGGCGTGCTCTTGAAGCCAAACTGCTTGATCTGTTCATCGGTAAGGCCACGCTTTGTCCGCAGATGATTCAGATGCGCCGGCGTCAGCGTCAGCATGGATAAAAGCGCCGAATAGGTCTGGTGTATGGTCTGGGCAGAAGCCTGCTCAGACTGTTGGGCCGCTTCCTTCCTTGCGCTCTCTTTCCTCTGGACCTCATATGCCGGGGCGAAGCCTCCTGTCAGAAGCTCGTCGCAAATCTCCCGGTATGCCTCGGAATTGCTGGTACGCTGCACCCTTGCGTACAGGGCCAGCATCCCGCCGTGGTCGCCGCAGCAGTTGCTGTACCACACATCCTTTGTGAGATTGAGACACATCTTTCCCCGCCGGTCGCCGCAGAGGGGGCAGTCCGTATAGGCATAGCCCGGACTCCTCCGCCTGATATGCAGGCGGAGGAGTTCTGCCACATCCATTATGGTAAAAGGGAAACCTGATGCCTGGAAATTTATCACGATCAGCTCCTTCCATCGGTCCCCATGCGGCGGGGACTATGTCTTATCCGGCTCTCGCCTGGGCCAGCTCGTCCAGCAGCAGGAGGGAACCCGCTTTGAGGGCGTTGCTGGCATCCTGAGAGACAAGGGCGTAGAATCGCAGGCTGGAGGGTCGGCGCTCCAGCACCTGGCCCAGCGTCCAGCCCTTGTTGGGGCCGAAGCTCACGGTGAGGGCCTTCGCCTGCTCGGAGGTCATTCTGGCCCGGATCTCGTCCACGGTCATATCCTCCGTGTAAGCGGCAGTGGCTTCCATCACCGGCTCTGCGGCAGGGGTCACGCTCTGCTGCACAGGCTCCGCCGTCTGAACAGCGGCTTCGGCATTGGGGAAAGGCACCACGGTAGGCCGCTCCGCCTGTTCCGGTTCTGCGGCAGGCTCCGTAGCCGACTCCGCAGCCGCAGCAGGGATGCCGCCCAGCATCTGGAGGATGTTGGCAGTCTCCGTGGAGTTGCTGGTGACAGGCTCCTCGGGCTGAGGCTCCGGGGCGGGTTCACTGCCGAACACTTCCGCAGGCTCCGTATCGTGTGCCGGTGCGGGATCAACGGGGGCAGCGGCCTCATGGGGCATGTCCACCACCTCGACAGGCACAGTCTCAACGGTAGGGGTAGCCTCCACAACAGGGGTGCCTACCTCGACCGGCTGGGCAACAGGGGTCTCCGCCACCGTCTGGACAGGCGGCTTGGGCGCCTCACGCACCGGCTCGGGGGCCTCCACCTGTGCCGGGACGGGCGCTTTCGCCTGCGCCGGGGCAACGGGCGGCGTCTGCACGGTCGCCGTCTGGGCCGGCGTGGTGGGAACAGGCGTGGCGGTCTGGACAGGGGTGGGCATCTCCGGTTCACGGAGCAGGGCCTCCACCTGAGACAGCAGCACCTCGGAGCCATAGCCGTTGCCGCTGCTCTCCACCAGATCGGAGAGCTGGATGCCAAAGCCGGCGTTGTCCAGCGCCTCGTTCAGCGCCTCTTCCTGGGCATTGCGGATGTACTGGGGGCCGGATTCGCTCCGGGTGTGGCAGCTCGTAAACTGCGCCAGCACCGTATTGTCGCTCCGGTCGGCAAAGAGTTGGGCCTCGAAGATCGCCATCTGGTCGGTGAGCCGCAGAATATTGGTGAGCATCCTGCCTCTGGGATGCACCAGCAGGAACCACATTTTCTTGTGGCTCAGATCCAGCTTCAGAACCTTTTCCCCGGTCTTGGCGGAGGTGGTCTTCCGCAGCAGCTTGAGCGGGTCGAACAGGGGGACATGGTGCAGCGCCTTGGCTGCGGGTACGGTGTTGATCACGCTGTTGGCTTTCTCGTTCATTTCAAGAACTCCCTTCATAAAGAATTGATATTGAGAGGCACATACGCCGTGCCTTGCTCCTTACTTAGCTGGCCTGCCTCATCTTCGTACCGCGGTCTGCCTCCAAAGCCGCCTTATTGGTCAGCGCCTGGTGGTACAGCCGCATACGCTCTGCCAGCAGGGTTTTACGCTTGCCCTGCCGGCTGGTGTGGATGGCCGTATACAGTGCTTTTTTCTGACCCACCAGCAGGACCCTCCGTTTGGCACGGGTGACCGCCGTGTAGAGCAGGTTCCGTGTCAGCAAGATCCTGTGGGCCATAAGCAGAGGGATGATCACGGTGTCGTACTCAGATCCCTGCGCCTTATGAATGGTGGAGGCGTAGGACAGGGCCAGCTCGCTCAGGCCGTCCAGCGGGTAGTCGGAATAGCGGTCATCAAAGTTGATGACCACCTTGCCGGTCTGGATGTCATGCACCCGGCCGATCTCCCCATTGAACACTCCCGGCGTCAGCTCCTTGCCGCTCTCATCACGAAGCGGGACAAAGCTGTTGTTCTTGGTCTGCATCACCCGGTCGTCCAGGCGGAACATACTGCCGCCGAACATGACCTCCGGCTTACCCTGCAACGGCGGGTTGACCTCCTCACGGATGGTCTCGTTGAGACCGTCGGAGGACGCCTCGCCTCGGGAACGGTAGGGGGATAGGATTTGCACCCGGTCCACGCCGCTCTGGGCGATCTCCTTCTTGTAGAGGCTGCGCACCATGTCGGCGGCCTCCTCCTGGGAATCCGCCTTGATAAAGGCGAAGTCCTTACAGAAGTAAAGCTCCGTGCTGCCCTCATTGATGTACTTGGCGTTGTGGGGAATGGGGCTGTCCTTGGCCTGGCGGAAGATCTCGTCCAGCACCGTGACAGGGACGATGCCGCTGTCGATCAGCTCATGGAACACATCTCCCGCGCCCACGCTCTCCAGCTGGTCGGCGTCGCCCACAAGGAGCAGCTTCGTGCCGGGCCGGAGACGCTGGAAGAGCTGCCATGCCAGCCACATATCCATCATTGAGGACTCATCGACGATGACCAGATCGGCGTCCAGGTCCCGCTTTTTCTTCTGCCAGTTGTCCCCTCCGTGGAGGCCCAGCAAACTATGCAGGGTCTGGGCGTCTGTGATGCCGGCGGTCTCCGCCATACGCCGGCTGGCCTTGCCTGTGGGTGCGGCCAGCTTGATGATCTTCTTGGGGTAGAGCGTCCGGTACGCCTCGATCACCGCCTTCAGAATGGTACTCTTGCCGGTACCGGGGCCGCCGGTGATGATGGACAGATTGTGGCGGAACACCATCTCCACACCCTCGCTTTGCTTTCTGGACAAGTTGATCCCCAACCGGCCCTTGACCCGCTCCATCACAGGGGCGAGGCGCACCGGCTCCGGGACCTCCAGCGTCATCTGCACCACCTTGCAGGCGGTCTCGCTCTCCTGAGTGTAGACATGGGGCAGATAGATGTTGCCCTTGTTGGACACCACCACATTGCCCAGGATCATACCCTCCAGAGCGTTCTCCACCTGCTGACGGCTCAATTGAAGCTCCAGCTGGGGGATCTTCTCATTGAGCAGCTGCAAGGAGCTTTTGATCAGCTCCTCAGAACTGAGATAGAGGTGCCCGCCCTCGCTGCGGGACCGCTCCAGGGCGTAGAACAGCGCCCCCTGCACCCGCATGGGGTCGTGGAGGTCGCCGCCGGACTTCTGCACGATGGCGTCGACGCGCTTGAAGCCGAACCCGGAGATCTGGCACAGGCGGAAGGGGCTCTGCCGCAGCAGCTTTACGCCGTCCGGACCAAAGTGTTCATAGATCTTCTGGGCGGTGGCCGGTGTCACCTTGAAGGGGGCCAGCAGGGTCATCAGATCCCGCATGACCTTGCTCTCGGCGTATCCGGTCTTGATGTCCTCCAGCTTTTCCGCTGTGATGCCTTTGATCTCCAGCAGCCGCTCCGGTTCATTTTCCAGAATTCGGAGCGAATCCACGCCAAAGCGCTGCACGATGGCATCCGCTGTCTTTTCCCCGATGCCCTTCAAAAGCCCAGAGGACAGATACCCCCGGATGCCCTCAAGGGTGGGCGGCACGATCTCATGCCACTGCTCCACCTGGAGCTGGCATCCGTACCGTCCGTTCTGCCATACGCCGTCCAGTTCCATCTGGATGGCATTGGTGCGGGGCAGGTCATAGCCAACTGCCGTGAAGCGAATGAGGTGGTCGCTGTATCGGTAGGGGCTCTTTGCGTCTGACGGGATCATGGCGTCCGCCGTTTTAAGGCGCAGGACGCAGTATTTACTGGTCTCGTTGAAAAACAGCACCTTATCAAAGACGGCTACAATGCTCATTTCTTACTTCACCTCCGGTTTTGTCAGGCCGCCGGTGCGGCGGTCTTTTTAATGACGAGCCTGCGGCTCTCCGAGAAGGTGACATACTCGGCGTACATATCCGGGTGGAACACCTTCATGCGGTCGATCTGGTCTCTGGGGACAATGGGCCTGCGGGACGGGTTCATGGTGATGGTGTAGCTGCCGCCGGCGTCCTCATAGGTCGCCTTGCAGCTGGTCCCCATATCCACGGCGATCATGGCCTTCATGCGCTGCATCTCTGCCTCCAGCCGTCGGACTTCGGCACTGAGCTGGTTTTTCTCCGTCTGCAGCTCCAGATAGCGTGCCACCCTCGCAAACTGAGGCGGGGTGATCAATACGGGCGGGGCGTCCTTGTCGGCAGGGCCCAAGGTTTTGCGCAGGCTCTCCAGGATCAGGTCGCCGTCCTCGGTGTAGGGCGGCGGGTTCTCCGCCAGCACATAGTCGTGCCAGAAGTAGTCCTCCAGCGCCACCAGCTCCTGCTCGTAGGCCATATCCCGGTCAATGCACCGGATGATGACCTCTTCCTCGTTGTTGCCGTACAGACAGCAGTAGTACACGCGGTTGATATTGGTCACCGCCATATAGTGGCGGCCCTGGGCCTCGTAATAGACCGGGACGATCTCCTCGCCGTTGTACTCCCACTTGTCCTTAGCGTTATAGTTCGTCGTCTTGATTTCGAGGATGGCCAAAGTGCCGTCCGGCTGCTCCACCAGATAGTCCAGATCCGCCAGCATCCAGGGGTAGTGCGGGTGCTGGTACATGACCTTGCGCTGGAAGATCCGCAGCCCGGTTTTCTTGGCGAAGATACGGGCCACCAGGTCCTCCAGCAGATTCCCCATCTCCATGGCTACCCAGTTCCCCTCATCGTCCGCTGTCACGATGTTCAGCTTGTCGTAATAAAGGTCTCTGGCTGTGCGGAAGGGGGAGATACCCAGCACGGCGGAGGCGTCGCTGCCGCCGATGCCTTTGCGACGGTACTCCAGCCATTCATCCCGCGAGAGGTCTGCTGTCTCTACCAGCACTAACGGCTGGTAATCCAATGTCTGCGTCATGGTCGATGTCCTCCTTCCCGGAAACCCAGTCTCTTGCCTGCACCCTCAAAAGCTGCTTGTGGCTGCCTCTGCTTACGGGCTTGGCGGTGTTTCTGGGCCTTCCGCCGGGTCTCCATCTTTTCTTGCGTCTCACTGTTCGTCACTCCTTTTCAAATTGATGTATCCTCAAAGCCTTCCAGCATTTGGGCAAAATAAAAAAAGCGAGAACAACTGGAGGCCGGCGGTTGCCGTGCCTTGCCCGCCATACGGCGAACATCAGTCATTCTCGCTTGCGCGATGGGATCTCTCCCTATGAAATTGAAAAAATCAGCAGTTATCCGCCAAAGGGCGCAATAATCCCGCTGATCGTCCGTACAAACCTAACAACGTGTGCAATGCGAAACCCATCGCTCATAGACCGAACAGGCCGGCCTACCCTCAAAAGAGGAGCGCACAAAGAATCAATTACAGAGGTATGCTACCACAATATTTGGTTTCTGTCAAGATAGATATTCCTATATATTGTGCTAACGGGTGAAAACCGAGCCGACGGCAACTGACCGTATCCAACATTTTCTTGGCATCTTATATGGTTTTGCTTGTTATGCGACTATATTCCCCATATTTTACCAATTCGTGGTGTTATGATTTAAGCAAATTATGTAGAAGTCTGGGGGTGGTATCATATTCACCCTGCTGTTGTTCCAAAACTAAAGCAACTCTTTCTTTTAGCTGCGCGGACGCCTCCCTGGTGGTCCGCGCAGTTTTCCATCTCGACGGTTTTCTCAAATATCCCCTATCGAAAGATAGAGGATGTTTTGGAAAGCCGTCGAATTTTTTTAACCCATTTTTGCGAAATTAACCGGGAAAAGCGGAGAAATGTAAAGTTTACAGAATATTCAGATTATTCGGTCGGTTCGTGGTACAGGGCGCGGGCCCCTCCAGCTCCAGAAGTTTGATGCTCACCAAATCAAATTTCTGGAGGTTAAGAAAGTGGATCAGAAGCGTAAGCAACGCTATCTCTACATAGACGGGGAGCCTGTCCCGGTCACCGAGAAAGTCTATCAGGCATTTTGGCATTATGAGGACAAGGAGGACTATTTCATGCGGCAGCTGAAGGCGCCGCGGCGCACACGGGATAAGGAGACACTGGAGGTCGTTGTTGTTCCGGCCCGTGAGGTTCCAATGGAACACTATCCGATGTTGAGCCGCCATAATGCGGTCGCCATTTCCGATGTGGAGGATCTTGTTCTCTCCGGCGTCTGGCTGGAGCAGGTGCTGGCCACCTTGACAGAGGAAGAGCGGGAGATCGTTCGGGAGTTCTATATCAATGGTAAGACGGAGCGGGCGGCATGTGCCGCCCTTGGCCTTCCCAGAACCACTTTTCAGCGCAGAGAAAAGAGGCTGCGCGAAAAGTTGGGGATTTTGTTGAAAAGTTTTTTGTAAAAAGTGCGCCAAAAGCGGGCCAAAACCGTGCTCCCATCACCTTATTAGTAAGGGGGTAATTATGGCCTCCTCTGTACCTTGATAAATAATGGGACAAGCGCCCGTTCATATCCAGTACGCAAGCTACGATCCTCAGCACGGCGAGCGATACAGGTACGGGCGCGAAGACTGTCTGCGGATATGGGCATGGGCGGCACTGCCATCCATGCCCAGTCCGTCAATGATATGGCATCTAAGGCACGAGCGGAACCCGGCCTGTTACCGGCTCTGGCAACACCGGGCACAGACCTGTGCTGGGAAGAAACCGAGCGTTGACCCGTACCGCAGGGTGAAAGGGGACTACTGTGGGATCGGCCTGGGCAGCTTCGTCACCTGCCGCCACCATCTGTCAGTTTTTATAGGCGTCCACCGCCATGGACGGGCTTGTGTACTCCCGTGCCGGGGGTGAGCAGTAGGGCGGTCCCGCCGCCTGACAATACGGCACAACGGTATATCCAGCAACCCCAGCGCCAAAGCAGCGTCCATATCGAGCCCATCTCTCCATAGCAATGTGAGGCCGCATCAAGGCCGGTATGGGCGCTGCAGCGGCACTATACTGAAAGAGGTGAAAACCATGCGCATACCGATCAGCGAGATCAAGGTCAATCCCGGCCGCCGTGAAGTTGATCCGGAAGATGTCAAGGAACTGGCGGACAGCATCCGGGATCTGGGCTTGCTCCATCCGATCATTGTAGATAAAAAGTACGCCCTGATCGCCGGCCTGCACCGGCTGGAGGCGGTCAAGCTGCTGGAGTGGACAGAGATCGAGTGTACTGTCAGCAGTCTGGAAGGATTAAAGGCCGAACTGGCCGAGATCGATGAAAATGTTATTCGCAGCGATTTGACAGCATTAGAATTTGGCGAACTACTCTTGAAACGTAAAGATATCTATGAAACTCTGCACCCGGAGGTAAAGGCAACTTATAATGGCGGAGGATTTAAGGGTAATCAACACAAAAATTCAAAACGGTCCGTGGTGACCGAAGATTCTTCGGTCACCACAAAATCGTTTGTGCAAGACACCGCCGAAAAACTCGGAGTTACGCCACGGACGGTTGAAAAACAAATTCAAACAGCCAAGAATCTGACGCCTGAAACAAAAACTATCATTCGGGAAACGGACACCAAAATTGGCAAAGAGGAAGCGCTGAAGCTTTCGCGTCTGGAGCCAGAACAACAAAAGGAGGCGGCTGAAATGCTTTCTGTTGGAACGATACGATCCGTAGAGGAATATAAGACCGCAAAGACTGTGGAACCAAACTGTACGGAGGGCGACCCGATTCCTGCGGACAAGCCGAAAGAAACTGTTTTGCCGCAAAACGAGACTGCTCCAAAAGCACCCGCCGAGGTGGCGGAGCCTGACCCACAGCCGGCGCTGCCATACCGCCTCCCGGATAAGCGTTTCAACAGCTTTGCCGAATCTGTCGCGGACCTTAAAGATCCCAACAAAGATTGCAGTTGTACCCCAGACATCTTTCTGGCCGAATACTCCGGCTTTATTCGCAAGTTCATCAAGGATATCAAGTGGTACGCCACACCGCAGTATGAAGCGGTGTTTCCCGCGCTGACGCAGATCCAGATCGATTATCTGCGCTCACAGACCAGGGCGCTCTGCGACGCCGCGGAGGAACTACTATTTGAAGTGGAAAGGAAAGTCAAGGTATGAGTTATAGGCGCAAGCCCTATCCTACAAAAAAGGAGAAGAATGAGATCGAGAGCCTGCTCAGTAATGTCGAGTACGCAAATCCCGGCGAAGACCGAAGCATCTATACCGGCCGCCTCACCTCCGGCCTTCCGTACCAACGGCCTGTGGATGAAAAGGAAGTGGCCAGACTGATCCGTGAGTGGGATGACCGCCTTCTCGATCCCATCATTGTCAGCTTCCGCGATGGGAAATTTAATGTGGTGGACGGGCAGCACCGTATCGCCGCCATGCGGAGGATGAACGGCGGAAAAGAGGTCATGGTGGACTGCAAGGTATACAACGGCCTGACCTACGAGCAGGAGGCGGACCTGTGCTATAAGCTGGACAAAGCGAAAAAGCGGCTCACCCTGGCACAGGCCACCAATGCTCTGGCGGAGTCCGGCACAGACGAGGATATCCGTACCGTTAAGTCGCTGATCGAGGCCAACGGGTTCATCTGGGCTTTAAGCCGAAGGTCCGGCGCAGCCAATGAGATCGGCTCCATCCGTGCGCTCATGAAATCTTGGCGTGCGTTGGGAGATACGGAGTTTTCCCGTATGCTGATGCTGCTCCGCTGTACCTGGGGCGGACATCCCGGCTCTCTGACCTCTTTCGTACTCTCCGGCATGACCCTCTTCTTAAAGACCTATGGCACGGAGATGGATGACCGCCTTTTTATCCGACAGCTCTCCAAGGTGGACCCCAATGAGATCATCAAGCGCGGTAAGGTGGACTTCAGTACCAGCAGCAACGCCCTCCGCTTTGCGAGGATTATTCTGGAGAAATATAACAACCAGAGAAAGAATACTAAAAAGCTGCCGTACCGCTTTGACAGCTGACTGCTGCATTCCATATTTCATAATAGAGGGGAGGAAAATGTGACTATGAAAAAACTGACCTGTGAAGAGCTCAAAGCCATGCAGGAGGTCGATGTGCGGACGGTGGATCGTGAATCCCTTCGGGATATCCGTGATGTGAAGATCAATGCCGACCTGCCCAAGGGGGAGCGCATCCTGGACTTTATCCGGCAGATCGGGAACCCTTACTGCTACCGGCACGGAGACTATGTTGTGAAGATCAGCTTCACCGATACCGATACAACACTGGAAGAGCGGATGCTTTCCTACATACGCTCCAAGTGCTGATAGCAACCAGCCATGCGGCAATACACGCTGGACAGAGAGCGGCGTCTGTGCTAAAATAAGCGCAGGACTAAATCAGCGCTCTCCTTGTCGTAAGGTGTCTTGCCGACAATCCTGACGATTAGGAGAGATAGCAATGAGCGATACCAGTATTAAAATCTGGAATACTTGCGGCTATGTCCGCCTGTCCCGGGAAGATGGGGACAAGGAGGAAAGCAACAGCGTCACGGGACAGAAGGACCTGATCCGTGACTATTTGTGCCGCCACCCGGAGCTTCGGGAGTGTGGCATGAAGGTGGATGACGGATACACCGGCTCCAACTTTGACCGTCCGGCTTTTCAGGAGATGATGGCTGAGGTCAAGGCTGGCAAGATCAACTGCATCGTGGTCAAGGACCTGTCCCGGTTTGGCCGGGACCATCTGGACGTGGGAGAGTACATTGAGCGTATCTTTCCCTTTCTGGGTGTGCGTTTTATCGCTATCAATGACCACTATGACAGCGAGCACAGAAATGTGGAGTCCGATGAACTGATCATCCCGTTCAAAAATCTCATAAACGAGGCATACTGCCGGGATACCTCGATCAAGATTCGGAGCCAGCTTGAAATCAAACGCAAACGCGGAGATTTCATTGGCTCTTTTGCTGTTTTCGGGTATCTGAAGGACCCAGAGGACCGGCACCGTCTGGTGGTGGACGACTACGCCGCCGATGTGGTGCGGGACATCTTCAAGTGGAAGCTGGAGGGCGTCAGCGCCGGGGACATAGCGGACAAGCTCAACGAAATGGGTATCCCCACACCTCTGGATTATAAGCGCAAGCTGGGGATGCGCTACACCACCACCTTCCGGGTCAAGGATGAATCCACCTGGAGCGCCGGAATGATCCTTCGTATCCTCAAAAATCCGGTCTACATCGGTGTTTTGGAGCAGGGCAAGGTGACCACACCCAGCTACAAGGTCAAAAAACTGGTGGAGAGGCCAAAAGAGGAATGGGTCATCGTGGAGGACCACCATGAGGCCATCATTGACCGCTTTGACTTTGAGAGCGTCCAGAAGGTGCTTGCTCTGGATACCCGGACCAGTGTTGGCGGGAAAGCGGTGGAGCTGTTTTCCGGAATGGTATTCTGTGGGGAGTGCGGCGGTTCTATGGTACGCAAGACCGTCCCCTCCGGCCGGAAAAAGTATGTGTACTATATCTGCGGCGCCCACAAGAGCGAAAAGAACTGTTCCCCCCACAGCCTGCGTGACTGCGCCCTGGAGGAGATCGTTTTCGAGGCGCTGAAGCAGCACATCCGGCAGGTCATCGACCTGTCCGACCTGCTGGACATGACGGACATCGTTTGGCTGAAAAAGGCCGGCATCCAGAAACTGAAGATCAGGCTGGAGAAAAAGCAGGAGGAGATCGACCGCTGCCAGACCCTTCTGCGCTCCCTCTATGAAAACCTTGCCGATGGCATCATCGACAAGGACGAATACCAGGAGCTGAAAAAGACCTATTCCAGACGCAAGGCGGAGGCGGAAGATCAGGCCGAAGGCATTCGTGCAGAAATGAAGCAGGCCATGGACAATTCTGAAAGCGGCCGGGCGTGGATGGCCCAGTTTCGCAAGCATCAGAACATCACCGCTCTGGACCGTGCCCTTGTGGTGTCCCTCATTGAACGCATCATGGTCTACCGTGACAAGCGGGTGGAGATCGTATACCGCTGGCAGAATGAATTTCATTGGCAGATGGAGCTGCTCCAGCGGGCACAGCAGACCTTCTCCCAGAGGGAGGCGGTCTGAGGATGGCACGGACAAAGCGCAAGGTCAATCCGATCTTGCCAACTGTTGTCGCAGAGCCACAGGCAAAGGAGTTCAAGACCGCCGCCTATATCCGCCTGTCCATCGAAGACAGCGGCAAGCCGGGGTCAGATACCATCGAAGGGCAAAGAGACTTGATCCTGGCATACATAGAACGGCAAGAGGATCTGCAACTGGTAGAGGTCTACTGCGACAACGGACGCACGGGGACAAACTTCAACCGCCCGGACTTCGAGCGCATGATGGAGGATGTGCGCCATGGGAAGATCAACTGCATCGTGGTCAAGGATCTATCCCGGTTTGGCCGCAACTACCATGAGACCAGCAACTATCTCCTGCGGATCTTCCCGTTTCTGGGCGTCCGGTTCGTAGCCGTCAATGACAACTTTGATACCGAGACGGCGGTGCAGACGGAATATGGTCTGGTCATGCCTCTGAAAAACATCATCAACGACACCTACAGCCGGGACATCTCCCGTAAGATTTCCAGTGCCATTGAGACAAAAGAGCGGCGCGGGGAATTCATCGGTGTCTTTGCCCCCTACGGATACAGCAAGAGCGCCAATGACCGTCATAAGCTGGTGGTCAACCCGGAGACGGCCCCGGTCATCCGGGAGATCTTTTCCCTCCGACTGCAGGGCATGGGCTATACCGGCATCACCCGGCTGCTCAACGGGCGGGGCGTACCGTCACCGGGGGCCTATCTGTATCAATGCGGCCTCTCCAAGCAGGAAAAATACCGGGATTCGATATGGACAGCGTGGAACATTACGGAGATCCTGCGCAACGAGGTCTATCTGGGGCATTTGGTTCAGGGCAAGCGCACCAATGTATCCTACAAGCAAAACCGGAAAGAACGGTATGCTCCCGAGGAAGAGTGGCGTGTGTTCAAAAATGCCCATGAGGCTCTTGTGGATGAAGAGACCTTTGCGGCCGCACAGAGGATCGCAGAGGATAGCAAGCGGGTATATGAGGAAAATCTCGGTAAGGCGGATGACCTCAAGACGCCCAGCTTATTTCGCAGGATGGTATTCTGTGGGGATTGCGGCAAGGCTCTGACCCGTCGCCATGTCTATAACCGCCGGCAGGATGGACGCATCTACTATTACAACTATTTGTGCGTGACGTCCGTGAAAAAGGCCGGGGCCTGTACTCCTAAAAATCTGAAAGAGGCAAAGCTGCTGGAGGTCGTAGAGGCCACGATCCGTTGCCATCTCGACGCCGTGGCGGAGCTGGAGCAGCAGGTCACGCAGGTCTGGGATGAAAAGACCTCTGCACAGCGGGCATCCATCGGGCGGCAAATGTCTGAGGAAGAGCGCCGTCTCTCCCGGAGCATGACGCTTCTGGAGGGGCTTTATGCCCGGCTGGTGGAGGGCATCATTGAACGGGACGAATACCTGTCCATGAAGGAGCACTATCAGGCGGAGTACCAGGAGACGAAGGAACGCTACGATGCCCTGAAGAAACAGGAACAGGACATCCTGCGCTGCGGTCCGGCCAACCCAATGTTTGATGCCTGCCGTCCGCTCTATCAATCGGAAGAATTGACAGAGGAGCTGATACGGGCGCTGATTGAAAAAATCACCGTCCATGACAACAGCCGCCTTGACATTAAGCTGGTCTACCAGGATGAGTTTCTTATGGTGGCCCGCTTTCTGGAGGGGGTGATGGTATCGTGATGACCCACACTGTGGCGATCTACGTCCGTCTGTCTCTGGAGGATGACGACCTGCTCCACGGCAAGCTGGAATCTGAGAGCATTACCAACCAGCGTGATCTGCTGACCGCCTATATCCGCAGCTCCCCGGAGCTGTCCCACGCTGAGATCGTAGAATTTTGTGACGATGGGTACAGCGGCAAGAACTTTGACCGGCCCGGCGTAAAGGCGCTGCTGGAGGCGGCCCAGAGCGGAAAGATCCAGTGCATCGTAGTGAAGGACCTTTCCCGCTTTGGCAGGGACTACATCACGGTGGGCAACTATGTCTCCCGTGTGTTCCCGTTCCTCGGCGTCCGGTTTATCGCCGTGAACGACCACTTTGACAGCAAGCGCAAGGGCGACATCGACAGCATCGACACATCCTTTAAGGCCCTCATCTATGACCTCTACAGCCGCGATTTGTCCAGAAAGGTGCGAAGCGCAAAGAGGACGCTGGCAACGAAGGGCGTCTATATCAACCCGGTCGCCCCCTACGGCTATAAGCGTGACCCCAGCGACAAGCATCTGCTGGTGCCTGACCCTGCCACCGCCGATGTGGTGCGCCGTATCTTCGCTCTGGTCGCGGACGGCTATACCACGGAAATGGTGGCCCGGCTGCTCAATGCGGAAGGCGTCCCCACGCCGTCCCAGGCGAAGGCCGGAACTTCCAGCGCCCACGCTAACTGGCAAAATGAACATTGGCGCTTGCAGGCAGTTTACACCATCATCCGTGACCGTCAGTACATTGGCAGCACCGTGTTCGGCAAGCGTGTACGGCCGCAAATCGGCGTCCGCAGGCAGCCGACCGCGCGGCTGGAGGATTGGATCATCGTGGATGACCGTCATGAACCCCTTGTCTCCAAGGAACTGTTCCAGCGGGCGCAGGAGTCTCTGGGCGGCGAGTATAAGCAGAACGCAAAGCACACCAAATGGGACAATCCCCTGCGCAAGAAGGTCATCTGCGGTGTGTGCGGCTATGCCATTGTACGGCGTGGCACAGTGAACCACTATTACAGCTGCTCTACGCCCCGTACTGTCCCGGATATGGACTGCTTTCAAGGGAAGGTCTGTGAGGGCACGATCTTGGAGTT